TATGTGCGCGCGGAGCTGTGCCAAATCCTCTTTTAAATCCATAACCGCGGTCCAAAGTTCTTTGCAAAACCAGCCAATTGCCACGCAAATTAAAGGCAACACAGTGTTTATAAGGGTTTGAATGTCCATGATTAAGCCTTAGAGTGGTATTCGGATTCAGTTAAAACGCCAGGTTTGTACTTACCCTCTGGCTTAAAAATAGTTAGCTCTTGCTGGCGCATTTCAGGCGCAAATGACAGATGCATCCAGTGACCGTATTCGTGTATCAGCTGGTCAAATTTGATGCCCGCCTTCAAAACAAGCTGGCATAGTTCGTAAGGATTATGAGTAGAAGAAGAGCAGTCAATAGCCCACCCATCCATATGACTGGACACCTTAGAACCACCAACAGCCACATTAACATCGGGCTGGCGTAACCAAGAATTAACACGAATAGGGCCAGTGACATCACGCACCTTTTCTAAATGTTCAGCCGCTGTTTTCATGTTTGCCAGCTGGCGCTCATCGGGCTGGTTATTGATGTGCATTCGAATAGCAGTCTCGCTATACGTCGCCTCATCTAACGTAAAGTGTTCTGAGAGGTTCATTTTGTTGGCGTCGATTGGTGGAGGAGTTCATCTTTTTTCTGGCTGCCAGCGGATGAACCAAAGTAGAAAGCCACGATGCCAGTCCAGGCTGTGCCAAGGCTTCCCAGCATTAACATAAGGGCTTCGGATGTGTGCAGGTTGCCCATCATCAAACCAATCAGAATTCCAAAGAATCCGGTTGTTACAAGAATGGCCAACGCGCCAGGGATCCAGCTCTGGGTCTTAGCCTGCAGGTCTCTTGCTGATTTGCGGTCGTCTACGGCAATCTTCTCAAAGTCCAGGCCCAACTCTTGCGCGCGGGCGGCCATGGCTATCTCAGCCTGCTTAACCGCGGCAATTTGATCCGCTGATAGTTTGCCCTCAGAGATGGTGTTTTGTACATCTTTGGGATCAACGCCAATTGCTTTTGACACCGCGTCAACGGCCAGCCCAGCCAAGGGTCCACCCAACGCCGTGGCTATGGTCGGGGCTATTTGTTTTAACCAATCATTCATTTGTTTTCCTTCCAGCAAATCTCCGCTTGCTTCTTATAGTATTCGGCCCGTTTGTCATGTTGTTTAACAAACCAAGACGCCCCAACGCTGATCACAACCGCTAAAATTGTGACAGCTACGATCAATCCGACTTCATAAAATATTATCCCCATCGCCATTGCTTATCGTATTCTATTAATTGAACCATGAACCACAAAGTAAAAGACACATATACAAGTGCAATAAAGCTCGCAATGTATATGTGTATTTTCTGTTTTATTCTTCTTATTCTTTCTTGGCGTTTTGCTTCTTCTTGCCGCATGGCCTGCGCGTGAAGAAACTCTATTTCCGCGGTTTCTTTTATAATTCTGTCACGCTCTTCTTTTATCTCCACCCATAAATCTGGCATGCCCAGTTCATAGCGAACCATGTGCTCCAAGTCTTTGTAATACTGCCTGACTTGCCTAACGTGTATTACGTTATCTATTGCCTGCTGAGTAACGTTTTTGACCTTACCCTGCTTGGCTAACTCTCTAGTTTCCTCAGTCTTTTTCTTATGCTCTTGTTCTATCTGGTCTTGACCATGAAAGAACTTTGAGAGTAAACCACCAACTTCGCCTGCAATACCTACAACCTCACCGCCGGTGTTTTTTACATCTTTGTATACATCAACGGCGGTTTTAATTCCCTCATAAGCTAACTTACAGGCTGCAAAAGTAAGTGTGATAGGTTCCACATTATTTCTTCAGGTTCTACAAATCGTTCGTCCTGGTGCTCGGTATCCTCCCACCAAACAAACTGATCTTTAACTAAGTACGAGCGATCTTTCAGCAAGTTAATGTTTTCTGGGTGACCAAATATCAGCGGATCAGACGGCCCCCACAACACGATGCCTTTTTTACCTAAGTCCCAGCCAAAGTGCTGCATGAAACTATCGCACGATATCCATGTCCGGCATTCACGAATAACGGCGGCCAGCTCGTCCATTGACAGATTTTTTCTAAAATCGTCAACAAGCTGTTCCTCACCCGTCACACCAACCTGGACAATCGGCTCATCAATTAACGCAATTAACTCTTTCCAGTACGGATAGTTCTTTGTGTTTCGTTTGCCGTTTCTTAACTTCTGGGCGTATGGCGCAATAACTATCATAGATACAGCTTTCTAAACGCCTTCTCCAAGCTCTCCGTCCACTCCCACTGACCCATTTTTCTATAGATGTTCCATTGCTCAATGTTGCCAAAGTAACTCACCGCGTCTTTAATTGGCATACCAGGAACAATGTCCGGGTAGCATGTAAACACAATTGGGTCTTTGATTAGTGGGAGCACATGTTTAAAAACAATATGATCACCGCGCCCACAGTTGAGAACCACAATAGTTTTGTCGCGGCACTGGATGAAATTCTCAAATATTTCTTCATCGTGTCTATACAGGTCCATGTTGGTTTCACTACGAATTCCACCCTGCGGATTCTTCATGTGCCAAGTTACCGCCTTTGGTACAGCCAAAATTTGGTAACCCTTTTGGTGCAGGCCCCAAGTGAACAACGTCTCTTCTCGGTGCGCTACACGCGTTAATCCTAAGTTGTAGTCATACACGCCCGCGCGGTACAAAAACGAACAGTGGAGGTGCTCAACCCGCTTTACCGTGTTAATCATGCTCCACTGTATGTTAGGCTCTTTGTTTATGTCGTCAATCTTGCCGGTCACCTTTGAGGTGTCTGGGAAGTATGGTGGGGTCAAAATGGCCCCTCCGACCGCGCCTAATTTGCTATTGCTTCTTGTATATGAATACAAAGTTTCAAGAACATTCGCCTCTGGTACCGCGTCGTCATCCACACGCCACACCCAATCATACCCAGCTGTGTTGGCCTGCTGGTGGATGTAGTGCTGGCCCTTTTTCTCAGCCATTCGCCACTCCCACGCTATGCCCTTGATGTCCAGCATTTGGAAGAAATAGTTATAAATCATTTCTCCGCGCATGTCCTGGAAATCATCGTTGTCATCAAAGATGATCAACTTGTCCGGTGACTTAGTCTGGTTAATGATCGCGTTGAGTACCAACGGCAACGTCGTATGGTAACGACCTCGGGTTGCCACCGAGCATAAAACCTTACTCATTGTCGCACCAGCAGATCATTAGGTTTGCGGGATTGTGACGAGTTGTTCCTCCAAGTTTGTCTGAAATGTTGCCATCAAAATCGATGTAGGCAAAATTAAAGCCGGGGAAATCTTTCTCTGTCAAACCATGCAACCTGTGGTGCTCGCCCCAAAACCCTTTGGGTTCGTTGTACGGCACCGTGATCATTAGGCGCTTGCAGTGCTTCTTTAACTTCTCAACAATCTCCAGGCCGTTATCAAGGTGCTCAATTACCTCAAACGCAATGATCGTGTTGTACCGGCCTAGCTCAAACGTATTAATGTCTGCGTGGTAGAACGTTGCGTTGTCAGACCACTGTTGCTCTTTTGCAATTTGCACAATCTGTGGGTCATAGTCCAGACCCATGTATGTTGTGTCTTCAGGCAGGAACTGGTAGCCGTAGCCCGTGGAGCATCCAATCTCCAACACCTGCCCGCCAACCAGGTTCTTAGCAGCCCATTCATAGCGCTGTGTCTCGCGCGGGAACACTGGGTCGCCTTTTAAGATCACAGCCCGCTCGTAGTTGTTAGATAACAGAAAACGATAGTGCGTTGGGTTGTGCTTCTTGGCCAGCTTTAACTCATTCTCTTTAAAGAAATGCTTCCAGCCTTTTACCAGGGTCTCATCATGCACGGTGCCTTCGGCAACGTGGTAGATTGGAAAATCACCTAAATAGCCCACGTCAACGAGTTTAAACCCCTCTTCCTGGGCCCGAAAACAAAAATCAATATCCTCGCAGCCACCGACCTCAAACTGCTCGTCCAGCAGCCCAATTTGGTTAAACACTCTTTTATGGATCATTACGCAGAAGAATACGCCAAATTTGGATTGTATGATCTCTGAGTAGTTTGTCAGAACCGCTGAAATGTCACCGGCATCCAACCGCTCCAGCCACATATTTTTAGGCTGGTCTAACAAAATAGTGTCGTTATTTAACAACACTATTTTGTCCGTTGAGGTGGCTTTTATGCCGTTGTTTACAGCTTTGGCAAAACCCAGGGGTTCATCGCACCAAAGCCAGCTTATGTTAATCCCTGTTGACTTCAAATACTCTAGGTAATAGATCGTATTATCAGTGCACCCGTTTGCCACAATCATCAACTCGACATCTTTCATGTCGGTGTATTTGATGATAGAATTAATACAAGGTTTTAAATACTTCTGACAGTTGTTAAACGTTGGTATTACAATGCTGTATTTCAAGTTGCGCTCCTGGAGTTAAGAGCTTTTATTATAACACTTTTGGCACAATTGCTAATTAATTAAATAACAAAAAGTAATTTCCACCTGATGATGAAAATATCCAGCCAGTATTATTTCCACCATTTGTAGAGTTTGTGCCAGCATTCCAAGTTGCTCCACCAGTTGCAGTTGAGTAACTGATGGAAAGGTAATCTGAGTTAACCGTGCCAGATGCCTTTGACAGCGTGGCGGCAGATGTCGTTGTTGCACCAATCGTCACCAAGTTACCAGCCGTACCATTGACACTCCAGTTGGTCAAAGTCTGGGTTGTACCAGACGTAAATGTGAATGTGGTTGGCTGGACGGAATTAGAAATTGTTGTAAATGTATTTGAGCCACTTACAGTCAATGCTCCAGCACCAGAATTTTGCAATGTGCAGTTAAACGTAGAACCACCGCCAACAAATGTTTTGGCAGTTGCGCCAGTCATGCTAATTACGCCTGTTCCTGCGCCTGCGGTTGTTGTAAAGTTTGTTGGAGCGGAGTTGTTAAATGCAGTTGTAGTAGAAGCTGGACAAACTAATGTCCCGCCATTAAAAGTTATATTTTTTGTACCAGTAGTAGTAATAAATTGAACGCCAGCAGTAAAAGTTTTTCCATTTAAATCTAATGTTCCATTAGTAAGTTGAAAAAGTCTTGTAGAACCTTGCGTAAAATCATCTATTATTTGATATGTTCCTCCAGCAGAATCAAGTCTGAGAGGCATATCCATAGTTAGATTACTGCTTGTAATGGTTTTTGTTCCGCTTGTAGCACCAAATATTAAAGTATTACCGGAGGGGGCAACAGTCATGCCACTTACTAATTTTAAATTTCCATAAATTGTTACTAAAAGAGCAACAGCGTTCCATGTACCAGCAAAACCAGTGAAATCTACGTTTCTTGCTGTAGCAGAGCTAGAACCTAAAAATGTAAGCGCATAAGTCCCACCAGTAAAATTAAAACTTATTGAATTTGCTTCTGATAAAGCGCCACTACGAACAGTAATACCAGTAGAGCCTGCACTTGTTACATTAACTACTTGAGTACCTGTTGTGGTTAAGTTGGTTGCTGTTGTTGTATCCCATGCAACACCTGTACCTGTACAAGTAATGTTTCCTGTCCCAAAAGCAATAGTTCTTGTATTTGAGTTGGTTGAACTAAATGTACTTGTTGACAACACATAATTGCCTGCGCCACCATTTGTTAAATCAAGTGTGCCATTGGTAAGAGTAGTACTACCAGATGTCGTCAAATTTCCATTAATTGCAACAGTTCCTCCAATTGCAAACACACCAATAGCCCCAGCAAAAGAAACATTGTTACTTGTAATGGTTTGTGTTGTACTTCTTCCATAAAAACTAAAACCACCCCCAAAACTAAATGTAACCCCAGTCCCAAACAAGCAATTTTTATAAATAGATAAAGTAAAAGAGGCCAAAAAAGTCATTGCACTAGTGCGTGCAGACATATCTACAGTACCAACGTTCCAAAAAGCGTTTGTAGTTATTGTTCCTGTAACGCTACCCGTGTTATCAAATGTGGCGGTATCTTGTGCAAGAGGAAAGTTGTTTGCAGCTGGCGAGCCTCCACTAGACGTTGCCCATCCTGTTGCTGACCAGTTCTGTGCGCCAGCCAAGTTCCAATAAACAGTTTTAGCGGCAGGAAATGTAATGTTGCTATTACCTCCGCAATCACCAAGACGAGTGCCAGACCATGTGCCTGATGCACCTGCGGCAGTAATGTCTTGAAAATCTACATCAGCCAATGTAGCAATAGTGGCTACTGTTAATGTTCTTGTAGTTCCTAATGTGTCTGATTGAACAAAAAGTCTTCTTATTGCAGTATTTGCCGTACCTATTGTTAATGTTCCAGTTACAGTTTGATTTGCACCTAAACTAATTTGATTTATTCCGGTAGCACTAGGTGATGTAAAAGTCAAAGTACCAATTGAATTGCTTCCAGAAATGGTTGGGCTACCACTCGCTGATGTAAAACTCAAAGTGGTAAAAGTGTTATTACCTGTAACTGTTGCAGAAGTAGCGTTTGTCGATACTATGTTGTAAGTTAACCCGCCCCCCAAAAAGGAACCTGTAGCAAATGTTATGGTGCTAGTACCAGCATTAAATGTTAAACCTGTAGTATTTGAAAAATTCCAAGGTGTTGCAAACCCACTTAAAGAAACCGTAGAACTACCCAATGAAACAGAGGTTGTACCAGAGCCTGCGTTACTCCACCCTCTCGCGCTCATGTTGTAGTTGCCTGTGCTAAATGTGCCATTGACAAACTGACACGTAGAGTTAGTGGTATTAGTCAACGCACTACCAAGAGTCCAACCCCCACCAACCCCATTAAAATTTATTCCAAACCCAAAAGCAACTCCGTTAGTTGTTACAGTTTTACCAGTTGTTGTGGCATTAAAAGTAATTTGACCTGCCGCAGGCCATAAAGTTCCAGCCACCAAAGTCATTGAGCCGCTAATGGCAAATGTTGGTGATGTGCCAGTTGCAAAAGTAACCGTTCCTGCGGACACAGTTATATCATTGCAAGTTAATGCTCCTGTGCAAGTTACTGAATAAGTTCCTGCTTGGTCAAAAAAGATAGAATCTGCCGCAGTTGGAACGGATGCGCCACCAGAACCACCAGATGCTGTTGACCAGTTGGTTGTAGTGGTAGTGTCCCAAGTGCCAGCCCCACCTACCCAGTAACGA